CGTATGCTCCGAGGGCAGATATGATACCAATCATAGCCCAACGGCCATTTTGAAGTTCAGCGTTGTCGTTCATAGTGTATTCAATAGGTGCTTGAAGTTCAATTACTTCTGTATCGTTCATTAAAATAATGAGTAAGTTGAAGGGCGAGGATGAAAGTTCAGGTCGCCACGATACACCTATTTTAAATTCAATTTCTTTCTATTCTTTTTTGGAGTTCCATCAGGATTCATTTCTTTCTTACGTTTTCTTTCCGCAAGTTGTCTTTGAATTTCTTTTTGAGATTCCTCTCCTTTTTTTAAAGCTTTGTATCCCATAATTAAGCTACCGTTTCACTAGCTGCAGGTGTACCATCAGCGGTATCTCCTGCAAGTTTATCACATTGTGTCAGGTCACTTACACCTGCTCCTTTAACTCCAGGGATAAACCATCTATCACCTGTAGTGTTTACCATGTATTCAACATGGAAAGTATCCCCTCTATTGGAGGGGTTGTAATACATTCCTGCCATAATTTAGTATCCGTATCTTGATTTAAAGGTGTTAAAATTTTGTGTTACTTCTGATGATGAAAGTACTTTATCATATATAGAAAGTAATGCTATTTGACCATCATAACTTCTAGCACCACTACGAGACCAGTAAGCACTTGGACTTAATGTAACTGGTGCTGACCAATCTTGACCTGATGTAAAAGATATTGTTGCAGGTGAGGCTGTTGAGATGCCTGAATCACTACCGTTTAAATAGCCTCGAACATCACCATCCACATCCCAAGTTACAGTGTAATTATACCAAGTATTTAAACTTAAAGTAGGACTTTCACAAAAGTTTTGCCAACTACTAGTTTTAAGTCTAAGACTAATTTTATCAACAGCACCACTGTCACCATGTACTAACTGTATAAGACGTCTTCCTCCTCTAAATATAATTGGAGAAATTGTATAACTTGTACTGGCTGGAAAAGTATGGGTTTTAAACCATATACTCATTGAAAAATCTAATTGACCAGAAAATAATCTTCTACTAGGAAAACCTGCTACATCATTAGGATAGTCACTAGATTCATCTGGAACAATTGAAATAAGATCATCAGTATCAAAGTCAAAGTAATCAGCATCTCCATCATTTACATAAGTAGCATTTGAAATTATACCATCATGATCTTCAGAAGTTTCATCTAACCAATCACCACTACCTGAATAATTATTAGCGTCTAAATGTAGAATCAAATTACTTGTTACATGAGTAATTGCAGTCGTGAAACTTAAAGCTGTAGTACTACTAATACCAGCATAAGAAGAACTATCTGCTGCATCAAATGCTGTAGCATCAATTAATACATAGTATTCAACACCATGATCTAAATCACTAGAAGGATTTATGGTGATAGTAGCTGATCCACTACCACTAACAGCTCCAGATGTTACATCAATTGTTTGAACTGTTGAATTATCAGAAGTCTTTTTAATATAAATATTACCAGACTCAGCATCAACAGCTTTATTAAAGTTCAATACTATATTACTATCAACTGCTACAGAAGTTGCATTATCAGCAGGTGTGCTGGAATTTAATACAGGAGATTCATCTATATCAGAGACTGTTACATTAACAGTTTGACTAGATGCATTACCTACTGTATCAGTAGCTGTAATAACTACTTGATAAATATTATTACCATCAGCATCTGTAGGTACTTCATAGTTAGGAGCACTAGCAAATACTAACTGACCTGTACTTGTATTTAATGTGAACTTAGATGTATCAGCTCCTGATTTACTCCATGTAACTGTTTCATCAGCAGAGAATATATGTATTGGTGTACTGTTTTCATTAATTGAAATAGCAGTAATAAGATCACCAGCACTACCAGATGGTCCAGTAATAACTGGAGGTACAAACTCTCCACGTATGCTACCAGGACTTAAACCAGATACATTATTGTAAGGTGTACGGATAAGTTTATCACCTGCATTAGGTGACATGTATAATACTTTCGTATCTGCATTAGCATGGAAAGCTTTAGGATCATACCATTTTCTTCCAAGTCCTGTAATTTGTGGAGTAGTTTCACCCATGATTAGAATTGTAAGTTATCAGATCTTTCTAATTTATCTATTACATCTTGTCTATAAGCTGGATCGTTTTCATATCTAGGATCACCCATAGCTTGAACTAATTCAGCTTGGCTTCTAAAGTTATCACCAGCTTTAGCTGCTTTACCAGTCAACATTCTACCCTCATAACCATTAGTGTTTTCATATTGTGATTTTAAACCAGCAATTGCTAGCTTAATAGCTGGTACATTACCAGTACTTACTAATTGATCAAAGGCACTAATAGCTGTTGAGTCTAGATTATCGCCAGCCCATTGTACAATTTTACTGTACTCATTCTCACCACCAACAGAGTTCTTGATAGAATTTATATCATTATCTGATACATCTATCTCTTGCTGCTGTGCTGGTTGTTGAGGGTTTTCTTTTTGAGCTTGGAGGTAAGCACTAACTAAATCCTGGCTACTCATTTCATTGAACCTTTCTAAAGTTTCAGGTTTAATGTCACCATTATTATCGTAGTACTCATTAGAAGCTTCTTTAATCAATGCAAGTGCTGGAGAATCTTCCGTAGTTTCTTCTGTTTCTTCTGACGTTTCTTCTGTTTCGTTAGAATCTTCGGATCCCCTAACTGTCTCGCTATCTTCCGAACCTTTCTCTCCAAACTTTTTTTGAAGTTCAACATAAGCCTTCTCTAATTCCTCTGCATTTTGGAATTTACCAGCTAATAATTCTTGTTCTTGTTCCGCTAATTTTTCACCTACTTGCAGTGAATCCTGTTCCTCTGGTGAGAGTTCAGGATTATCAGCTGGAGTGGGATCATAGGTAAGTGTTTCTGCCATTGTCAATTACTTTTAAGTTACCGAGACCAACACGGTGTACCTTATCAGGGTCAACACCGATTGTTGGTTCTCCTATTTGTGGTTGAGGACTGTACTTTGTTACTGTAGCATCCTCTGTATTTGTTTCCGTCTTAGGTTGTGCCACTTTCTTAGGTGCCTTTCTAGCTACCTTCTTCGGGCGGGACGGCTTCACCTTGTCCAATACTTTCTCCTAATTGTGGGTTTTTAGATGGATCAACTAGTGGAGCACCAGCCATTTGACCAGCTTGATCTACTAGTGATTGTTGTGCAGCAAGTTGTTGTTGTTGCTGTAAGTCTTGTTGTATTTGTTGTTGAGTCTTGACTAAGTTTAACACATCAATACCTTGTGCAGCTGCTAAACGTTTGATAGCTTCTGAAGGATCAATGAATTGCATTAGTGCTTCTGGACCCAATGTCTGTGCGATAGTTGTAATGAATGCAGTTAAGCTTTCTCTATCCTGACCTCTACCAAGAGCATTTACACCTGCTACGATTTGAGGACGTACTAAATCTTTAGGTATGTTAGGTATCTCTTTAGATCTTTGTAGTATTAGTAGTGTCCTATTTAGATAGGGTACTAATAGTTCAACAGTAAGTAACGAGAAGATCCCTCCTAACTGTTGTTCCAATTCTAACTGAGTAAGTCTAACTTCCTCTGCTGTAGTTCGTTCGGATTGCCGTACATTGAGTTGCATAAATGCATCAGCTATACGACGTTCCAATGTCTGCATCATCTGTGCAGCTGTAGCAAAGTCAGCAGTTTTACCGACTTGTATTACTGCAAGATCTTCTGGACGTCCTTGTATGATTGCACCGTTACCTGCTTTAGATACAGTGCTTGGTTTTGTTGTAGATGAAGGTGATAGTAAGAAGATAACTTTTGCTGCAGCTTGTGAGCCTTCAACAAGAGCTGATGTTAAACCTTCTAGTGAAATGAAATCACCAAGGAACTCTTCAACTCTACCTCTTCCATAATCTTCACCATCTACAGTATTAAAACGTAATGGTAGCCATGGACTTGTATTTTTAGGAGCTGTACTACGGCTGTTAGGTAGTATCTTATCGAATACTTCCTGATGCCATACCCATCTCCCACTTTTATCATCCAATCGAACGTAGGTATACACCTCAACGTCATCATCATCTGAGCCTGTCTTGTACCCATCATCACCAGGATGATTAGGTTTAGGATCTGGCAGCTCAACACCTAGAACCTTACGACTAATTAATTCTTTTGTAACTATTTCTAATACGTTACCATTACCATCACGATTAACAACATATCTATTGAGTGGGAAGTTCTTTAAACCATCCTTACCCATAAATATAAGAGAGTTACCACCAACAATTAAATGTTTAAGTGCTTGGTGTATAACAACACGGTCACTAGAAGCTGAAATGTATTCCATAACCATTCTCTCCATCTTACTGAAGGAAAGATCTAGTTCACTTCTAATCTCTGGTGGTAGTTCTTCTCCTAACTTATCATCTCTAACTTGTAACTTAAAGAACGTGGTTTGAGGAGGGAGTAAGGCTAACATTAGCTTTGCTGCTAACGTGACAACAGCCTTAGCTCCTACACTTTGCCATGGTTGCTTTAAACTTTTATTGTTAGATCGAATTGTTAAATCGTCTGATATTAAATAAGGTAACGTGAGTTTAGAACATTCAACTGCAGTATCTAAGAATTGACTTCTGTTATTACTCAGTTGGTTGTATCTTTCACGTGCCTTCATGCCATTGGATCTCCTGCATTAGTATTTTGTTGATAAGGTCCAACATTTAAACCAGTCATGTCTGGTGATAGTCTTATCCTTAAACCTTTAGTACCTTTAGCAGAGGTTGAACCTACTTTTTTAGTTTGGTCACGTTTTACCTTTGCATTAATGTCCGTTTCCAAAGGTGACGGTGCTGGTACTGGGGGTGCTGGAGCTGGTGGTGGTGGTGGTGCAGGTTGTAAAGGTGGTGGTGGTGGCGGTGTTCTATCTCTACCTCTAAACGGTCCTACGCACATTAGATTTCATCCTCCATAATAGATTTTATATAGTCAATAACGCTGGCTTGTCCAGCTCGGTACATGATAGATTCTATTCCCTCCTTTGGATGAACTGGTTGCCAACAGAAATGAGAATCAAGTCTGTTGATCAGTTCATCTAACCTATCATTATGTAACTTAAGAGTATTGAGGGAGATTGGTTGCTGCATGTTCAAAAAAGGCTGGCATTCTGGCTCGCTGTGTCTCAGAAAATTCAGGTGCTTTACCTTCATACATTAAGCGATCACTAGCATCTAGCCAAAATTTTTTGTTTAAATATTTATCGGTAGTATTTATACCTAGAGGTTGGAATATCCAATTAATTGTGGCCTTCCTAAGTTTGTCCAGAGAATTACTCCACCGTAAGTCCATAGCAGAACATACGAGAGAATTACAGGCAACATGTATTTGCTCGTCTCTGGAGATATCTGCCGAGGTCGTCCTAAGACCAGCAT